CAGCAGGTGGTCGCGGCGCTGCAGTTGCCGGCGGAACGGATTCAGACGATCCGCAGCCTTCTGGACCACGAGGTGCGAGAAGCAATGCGAGGGCTGAGCGCGTGACGCTGTGTGATCCCATTGCAGTGGCTCGGGCGGTTCGGCGGCGTGCCTTTGCCGTCCGCGATCCAATCCCGATCGACGAGTGGTGCGACAAGCATCGCGTGGTGGTGTCGGGCAACGCTGAGCCGGGACCGTGGCGCACGGCCCGCACGCCATACCTGCGCGAGCCGATGCGGTGCATGGATGACCCCGCGTTCCGGCGGGTGACGCTGATGATGGCGTCGCAGTTGGGCAAGACCGAGGCTGGCGTGAACGGCATGCTCAAGCACATGGTCGAGAACCCGAACCACTGGCTGGCGATCTGGCCGAACGACAAGCTGGCCCGCAAGGTGGTGAAGGACCGCATCCGCAAGACCATTGAGGCGATGCCCGTGTTCGATGGTCTGTTCATGCGGAAGCGGACGCAGTCATCGACGACGACGCTGGCGATGATGAACGGATCGACGGTCACGGCGGTGGGTTCGGGGTCGAGCACGAACGTCCGCAGCAACCCGATCGGGTTCATCCTCATCGACGAAGAGGATCTGTGCATTGAAGAGAACGACCAGATCATTCAAGAGGCGATCCAGCGCACCGGCACGTTCCAGCGGTCGCTGCTGATCGACATGGGCACGCCCGGCCTGCAGAACATGGGCCTGCACGCGGAATACATGAAGTCGGACCAGCGGCGGTACGAGGTGCCGTGTCCGCACTGCTGGAAGCACCAGGAGCTGATCTGGAAGAATGTCCGGTGGAAGGGCGGCGCGACTGCGGACCCGGACGAGGTCGAGCGGACGGCGGTGTACGTCTGCGAGCACTGCGGCGGCGTCATCGAGAACCACCACAAGGAGCAGATGCTAGCGCACGGCGTGTGGGTCCGCGAGGGCCAGTTCGTGCGTCGGCGTGACGACGGAACGGTCGAGCTGGTCGGCGACGTTCGCCCGTCCACGCACGCGGGCTTCCGGCTGTCGTCGCTGTACTCCCCGTTCAAGACGTTCGGGTGGGTAGCCCGGGACTTTGTCGAGGCCAAGGGGTTCCCGCCGCGGGTGTGGTTCAACGGCAAGCTGGGCCAGCCGTGGGCGCCGAAGGGCGAATCGCTCGAGGTGTCGCAGCTCGAGAAGCTGCGGCTGCCGTATGTCGGCGGCGGTCACAAGATGGGCACGGTGCCCGAGCCGGTGCTGGCGCTGACGATGGCCGCAGACGTGCAGGCTGATCACCTGTGGTGCGTGGTCGAGGGCTGGACCGAGGGCGGCGTGGACTCGCACTTGGTCTGGGCCGAAAAGATCGAGAGTCCGGCCGGTGGCGGCATCGGGCAGCTCGAGCACGTCCGGCGGCGCGTGTTCCCCACGGCGGACGGTCGGCAGATGCGAATCGTCGCCACGTTCATCGACTCGCAATACCGAACGGAGGAGGTCTTTGAGTTCTGCCGACAGGGGAAGGCCCGGGGCGAGCGGATCGTGGCGGTTCAGGGACACGATCACCTGACCCTGCCGCACTACGCCAAGGTCATCGAGAAGACCGCGAGCGGGCGGGCGCTGATCGGCGGGGTGCAACTGCTGCACGTCAACAACTCGCATTGGACGGAGGCGATTTGGGGCCAGTTGCTGAACAGCCTGCGGGCGGTGGGGGGGCAGGCGGACGATTCGCAGCCGGACCTGTCGCGCCCGGCCGGACGGCGGTTTCTGCCCGAGGACTGCCCAGCGTTCGTGCTCGAGCACATCACGGCGGAAGCGGCGATCCCCCGGAAGCGTGGCGGTCAGACGATCGTGACGTGGGATCTGCGGCCGGGGCGGCGCGACAACCACATTCTGGATTGTCTGCGGTACAACGCGGCTGGTGCCGATTGGGCTGGCGCGAAGCGGCTGATGCGGCAAGCTCCGGCGGCGTCGTCGGCCCCTCGCCTGCAGGGCGTGTCGGACCCGTCGATTGAGCGGTTCCGGGATCGTTTGCGCCGCTAAGTCGTCTAGCCCGTGATCCGGTGCGCAGGATTCCTGCGCATTCTGGGTATGGGGTATGGCGAAAGCGAATCAACCCAGCACCGCAGCGACGGCCGACGACCCGCTGACGGCTGCACGCAAACGACTATCCGACGCTGTCCGCAAGCACGTTCAAGCGTGTCAGGACGGCGATGCTGCTGTTCGTGCGGCACGCGACAAGTACGAAGAGGCCCAGCGCGAGAGCGCCGAGAACCGGGCCGCGACGACGACGGCCAAGGCCGCAGCCGAGGCCGAGGTCGCACGTTTGGAAGACGAGCAGCGTCGAAAGGACGCAGCCTGACATGGCGTGGACCTACGAAGACTTCGAACAGCAGACGACGGACGCGGCGAAGCTGTCGCGTCTGCACCTGCACATTGCCGAGGTCCGCGAGAAGTACGGCGGCAAGCAGTCGGTGTCCGGCGGCGGCATGAGCCTGTCGGTGGACACGGGCTATCTGAGCGGGCTTGAGGCTCGCCGGGCTGAACTGGAAACCCGCGTCCGCCGCTTCAACGGCCGCACTCCCCTGTCGTTTGCACACACGCAGCGATGAGCAAGCGAAAGAACACCCTCACCGACCGCGTCAAGCGGGCGGAACAGCGTGCGCAGCTTGAGCGGCACCGGCTGGTCGAAACAGCCGCCAAGCGGACCCGCAAGGGCATCGCCGCGCCCCGGGGCTACCTCGACTCCTACGACGCGACCCACCGCGGCCGCAACCGCGTCGGCTACTACGGCCGGGCCGGAAGCCACGACCAGCACCTTGATCCGCAGTCGCACGACCTGCTGCGCCGGGACTCGCGGAAGCTCGACCGAAACAACGCCCTCGCGCGGTCCCTGATCCGCCGGCACTGCGACGCGGTCATCGGCAAGGGCTTCACGCTCCGCTGCGAGTCGGGCGATCAGGAATGGAACAAGGTCGCCGAGCGATTCTGGCGCAAATGGTACACCGACGAGATCGACGTGCAGGGGCTGGCGATCGGCCCGCAGTTCGACCGGATCGTGCACGATTCCGCCTGTGTGGACGGTGACGTACTCATCGTCAAGCTCGACAACGGCCAATGTCAGCTCATCGAGAGCGACCGAATCCGCCAGCCTGCCGGAGCGATCGCGTCCGGCCACTCGTGCACCTCGGGTGTCGAGCGTGACAAGGCAGGCCGCATCGTCGCGTTCCACGTCGCTGACACCGCTGGCCCCTCGTCCTACTCGCTCGGCTACACCCAGACCCGCCGCATCCCGGCCGAGTTTTGCGTCTACATGCCCTCGCCGCAGCATCAGCGGGTGAACCAGACCCGCGGCGAGCCGGTTCTGGCCGCGACCATCCCGCTCCTCGAGCAGTTGGACGACCTGATTGACGCGTCCGTTGTCGCGCAGCGGCTTGCGGCGTATCAGGCGCTGGTCATCGAGTCGTCCGATCCCGCGGGCATGCAGTCGGCCCTTGAGGGTGGATCTGAGGCGCAGATGCCGGGGCTGTCCACGGGATACAACGGCGGTGCACCGCAGCCGATCCACTGGGAGCCCGGCGGCGTGTTGCATCTGCAGCAGGGCGAGCGGGCCACGCAGGTCAAGCCCGAGCACCCCGGCCAGAACTTCCAGGACCAGGTCCGCATGCTGGTCCGCATGATCGGTGCCGACTTCGGCCTACCCCTTGAACTGTCGATGATGGACAGCTCGCAGGCGAACTACCACGGCTTCAAGGCGGCACTTGAGACAGCCTATCGCGGCTTCGCTCGCTGGCAGGAGTGGAACGCCCGGATGCTGCTGAACCTCTTCCGGTGGCGCATCGGTCGCGCCATCGTCGAGGGTGATCTGCCGTTCGTCGAATCGTGGGAGCGTGCATCGTTCCTGCCGCCCGCAAAGCCCGTCATCGACCCGAAGGCCGAACTGGAAGCCCTCGCGTTCGGTGTGAATCAGCGTCTGACCACCCGCAAGGACGCCGTCGCCGGCCTGAGCGGTTCCGACCTTGACGACCACTACGACCAGATTGAGGCCGAGATCAAACGCGAAACCGGCGCCGGTATCGGCCCCGTGACCATGCCCGGCCAGGTGACGCCCGCGACCGGCCAGCAACCCAACGCCGAGGCGACCGCGAGCAACTGACATGACCACGCCGACGATGACATACCAGGGCAACGCCCTGCAGGCGATCGCGTCCGCGCTGATCCCGGCCAACGCCGCGCAGATCATCGAGATGAACGCCCGCAGCGGCAAGCGGCCGAGCCCGACGCCGCGGCCGGTTGCGATGCACGGCCTCGAGGTCATGGATCGCGGATCATGCTGCTACGCCGTGGGCAACCTGTCGATCGTCTGCATCGACGGCGTCATGGAGCACACCGAGAACCCGTTCTCGTGGCTGTTCGGTGGCACCTCGACGGCGACGCTGACGCAGGCGATTCGAGACGCGGCGGATGATCCGCTGACCAAGGCGATCCTGTTCCGCGTCAACTCCCCCGGCGGTGACGTGGCGGGCATGTCGGACCTTGCGGCGGCTGTCGCCTACGCCAAGGCCAAGAAACCCGTGCACGCGATCTCCGAGAGCGTCTGCGGGTCGGCGGCGTTCTGGGCGGTCTGCGGGTCTGCTGAGATCGTGCTGACGCCGACCTCGCTGCTGGGATCGGTCGGCGTGTTCGTCGGCCCGATCATCGACCAGAGCAAGGCTCTTGCCGCCGAGGGCATCGAAGTCTTCAACGCCAAGACGGGCGAGAACAAGGGCGCCGGGATGCTCGGCGTGCCTCTCTCTGACGGCATCAAGGGCGAGTATCAGCGGATCGCTGACACGCTCGGTGCCGAGTTTTTCAACGCCGTCGCTGCCGGACGCAACAAATCAACGGACGAGATCAAGGGACTGCAGGGCCGGGTTTTTGCCGGTGCCGACGCAGTCTCAGCGGGGTTGGCCGATCGGGTCGTCCCCAGTGTCGAAGCGTACATCGCCGAGCTTCAGAACAAGTTCGCATCGGGCCGAGCCGCGGCACCGGGCGCACGAGCGTCGGCGTCGTCACCCAAGGCCGCGGCGCAAGGAGTCTCTGCTATGGCAACCGATTGGTCCACCGTGACCGACGACGATCTGAAGACGATGCCCGCGTCGATGGTCGAGAAGATCAAGGGCATGTACCCCGAGAAGCAGCCCGACCAGGAGCCCGCGGCTTCGAGCACTCAGCTCAAGACCGCTGGCCTGCCGGACGCGCTTCGCCTCAAGGCGCTCGAGGAGGGCATGACCCTCACGCAGGCGCTGGCCGCGAAGTCTGCTGCGATCGAGGCTGAGAACGAGAAGCTGAAGGCCAGCGTCGCGGACCTGACCGAGAAGGTCAACGCCAAGACCAAGGCGACGGCGTCCGTGACCGCAGCTGCTGGCAACCTCGGCGGCGTGGCCCCCATCGCCACGGCCACCGCCACCGACTCGGGCCTGACCGAGTACGAGCAGCTCATCCGTGCCGAGATGGCGACCAACGGCAGCAACCGCTTCCGCGCCATCCACACCGTGAACATGAAGCGCCCCGACCTGTACCGCGCGTGGCACGCCGAGCAGGTCGCCGCCTCGAAGAAGTAACCCAACCCACACGCACAGATCGCGGCGAACCCGAGAAGTCGGGCCGCTGTGACATTCACAGAAAGCAGAAACCATGTTCCCCGGACTCCAGACCAACACTGAGATCGTGTCGGCCAACGCCAGCGGTGCGCTGACGCAGGGCCAGACCGTCGTTCTGTCCTACTCGTCCAGCGTCCTGACCGCGACGGCCGCAGGCGCCGGCGACCGCGTTGACGGCGTCGTGCTTGC